GCCTGGACCATGCTGATCCACGGCCGATCCCGGACCGCGTCGTCCCACACGATGCGCAGGTAGGCGCCGCCGAGCGCCGCCCCGGTCTCACCGGCCGCGATGAGAGTGCGCGTCAGCCCGCACTCCATCAGCTCTTCGAGGCGCTCCTGCGTGCCCGGGTCTTCGGCCTTCAGGGCCGGCGGCTCGGAGTACAGGAGGTCGCTGCTCGTGCGGGCGATGTCGCGGGCGAGCGGCATGTGCAGGGCAGCGCGCTTCTCGCCGAGGGGCGTGGGGGTGCCCCAGAACCAGCGGGCGACGCGGCCGACCATGCCGCCTCGGTAGGTGCTCGGCCGGTTCATGGGCGGCCCGTAGCGGGAGGCGTCGCGGTGGCGGTTCATGTACCGGTAGGTGAGGCGGTCGGGGTTCGCGGAGAACCAGGCTCGCCAGTCCTCCATGTCGGCGCGGAGCGCGGGGTGGATCGGCGGCCAGGTGGTGTCTTTAGCGGGGAGCGGCATCGTCCACCTCCCTCTCCGGCTGCGGACTGCTGGCGGTCCAGGATCGGAAATTTCGGGCGTACACCCAGCCGTACGCGCCTGCCGAGACGAGGAAGCCGTACTGCCGGGTGGTCAGCGCGTAGGCGATCCAGAGGACTTGGGCGCCGAGACCGATCGCCCATCCGAGAGCCCGCCGCCGCCCCGCGAAGTACAGGCCGGTCACGCCGACCACGGTGAGGACCCACGACCACCAGGCGATCACGCTGCCACCTCCAGGCTCGTCGCGGGCAGCAGGTGCCGCCACTCGTTCACCGCGCTGTGCAGCCCGTACCTGAGCCCGTCCACGCTGTGATCGTTGACCTTCAGCGGCTTGTCCTCGCCCTTCGCGGACGCCTTCTCGTCCCACACGTACGCGGGCAGTTCCTCCAGCAGGCCCGTGCACGAACGGTGGATCGACAGGACGTTCTCGCCGAACGCGGTACTCACCGACCGGATCCCGTCCCGCACCTCGTTGTCGGCCTTCGCCACCCCGGGGACACCGTCCGACCAGAGCTGCGTCATGAACGAAGCCGCCGACGGGTCCACGAAGATCCAGTGCGGGGAGACGCCCTTCGTCTTCTGGTGCTCATGCGTCGACAGCCAGCGGCGCAGGCCCACGCTGTACTGCGCGTCCGTCAACTGCCGCCGCGCCACGCGCGAGTCGTGCCGGTACTCGGACGCCACGTACATGCGGCTGTCCGCGCCGATCCCGATCAGCAGCGCAGCGAACGGATTCACGGTGCCGTAGTCCAGGCCGACGCACATCCACCGGGAGATCTCCGGGACGATGTCGACGACGTGCCGCTGCTCGTCGAACGCGTCGAAGATGACGCCCTCCGCGAGGCACCACTCACCGAGGATGTACCGGCGGAAGAACAGCCCCTGATGCGACCGCTTCAGGCTGGCCACGTAGTCGACGGGCAGCGTCGGATTGTCGTCGAGGACAAACGAGAACCGGTGCACGTCCAGCGCGTCCGGATCCTGCGTCTCCACGATCGTGCCGTCGCGCCGCATGTGCAGCCGGGCCCGGTCGAGGTACTGCTTCTTCAGCCAGTGGTTCGGGCCCTCGGGGTTCGTCGTCGCGAACCACTTCGCGCCCTCGACGGAGAGCCGGGTCTCCATCATCTGGAAGAACATCTGCGGGTAGGTCGTGACCTCGTCCATGTAGGCGCCCGCCAGGGTGAGCCCCTTGATCTTGTCGACGGCCTTCTCGTCGTTCGCGCCGGCCACATAGATCGTGCGGCCGAAGATGACGACCTCGCCCGCACCCGCGCGGTAGACGCACCGCTTCTTGCCGACCATCTGCTCGATGACGTCGATGATGTTCCGCTTCAGGGTGCGCTCGGTCTTCCCGACCATGAGGAGCGCGCCCGGCGGGCCAGTGCGGATGTACCGCAGCCACACCATGATCGAACCGATCGTCTTGCCCGAACGGACCGCGCCCTCCCACAGGTTGCCGCGGGCTGCCGCGAGCTGCGTGGCACGGAGCGCTTTGCCGGAGAGGGGCTTGAACATCGCTGCCCCCTACTCGCCGCCGTTCATCATTCCCCTCAGCCACTGGTCGACCGCGGCCAGGCCCTCGGTGTCCTCACGCTCCGGCGGGACGAGCTTCAAGCTCTTCTCGATGGCGAGGTTCGCTGCGGCCATGAGGTTGCGCTTGTCGGCGGCCGGCGGCTCGTCGACATCGCGCTCCCGATAGACGTTGTCCTTGCCGCCGAAGCTGAAGACTGTCGCGGGGCGCCACATCTTCTCGGTCAGGCCCATCGCGTCCTCGATCAACGCCTCGGCGAGCACGGTGCGCTTCTCGGCGAGCTGCGCGACTCGGTGCCGGGTGGCGTCCTCGGTCATCGTCACGTCGAATTCGAGGCCCTCTTCCTGGCAGATCAGGGAGACGGTGCGCTGCGAACGTCGGGTGATGCGGGCGATCTCGTTGCGGCCCTTGCCCTCGCCGTGCAAGCGGATGATCGCGGCGCGTTCCGCGGGCTGCACGAGTCCGCCCTTGCTGAACTTGGGGGCAGTCGACATGGTCACCTCCCCAGGGCGTGCGAAGGCCCGGCCGCTCCGGTGGAAAGCGACCGGGCCAGTCTGTGAGGTCGGTCAGGCCTTCCAGCCCGCGTCGAGGCAGGCCTGCGCGAAGGCGTCGGCGCCGATCTGCCAGGCGCTGGCGCTCGCTTCGGATCCGCGGGCGAGGGCGGTCGCGTTGTCGGCGATGCCGTTTGTGGCGGAGGACTGCGCCCACTTGTTGACCTTGTTGGCGAGGTCGACGCGGGCGGAGCTGGTCTGCGCGGCCTTGTAGCCGTGGGCGAAGTCGTCGCACGCGAGGGATGCGGCGTTGTCGAGCTTCTTCGGGTCGGCCGGCTCGTCGTCGCTGCTGCCTGATGAGCAGGCGGTGAGCGCGGCGAGTGTGGCGAGCAGGATCGCGGCGGCGGTACGTCTCATGGTTCCCCCTGGAACGTGGTGCTGAAGGGGGCATCATGCGCCGGGCGGGTAGCCGGTGACGGTGGAGTGGCGGTCCTGTGACACGAAGGTGTGAGCCTGTTTCCGGGCACGCCAAATCTGGGGCCCACTATGAGGGGTGATCAGGCGAAACGTCAAGCAAGGTTGAGGTTCAGGCTCGGGCGATCGTCCAGTCGCCCTCGTCGTCGAGCACCATCGCAGCTCCGCACCGGGTGCACACTCCGTTGGTCTGCTCGCCGAGTCCGGTCGTCTCCACGGGGTCGTGCCGGAAGCAGGTGCCCGCGCTGCGCAGGGCGATCGACAGGGCGGCGGCGGTCCCGGGCTCGGGCGGGATGCCGAGGAGGTCGTGTTCGAGGACGGCGATCCGGGTCGGGTTCGCGCGAGGCCTCGCGGGCGCGGGCGCCGGGGCGCGGCGCGGCCAGAACTTCACTGCTCGTTCGGGAGTCGAAGGCACAGCGCAGGCAGGGGTGGAGGCCTGTCCACGACGAGGGCCATGTGGACCACGCGACCCTGCTGCTCCCACAACACCTTGACGGCAGGATCGTTCGTATCGGCGATTCCGGCGTTGGTCATGGGCCATCCTCTCGCGCGAAGGCCCCGCCGCCCCGAGGGAATCGGCGGGGCCTCGCTCCTGCTCGAACCAGGCGATGCGTTCCTAGGTGCGTCCCCAGTGTGGCAGCGGGTCAACTCGCTCACTGCTCGCCAGGCAGATTGGCCCGCTCCTCGGTGTCGGGGCCGAAGAGCGACTTCCCGGCGAGGCCGATGGGCTTTACACGCACCCCCTTCCGCACGCCCTCCTTGCCGCTGTCGTCGTCGTTGTCGTCGGCGGGCTGACCTGCACCGACGTCATCTGATAGCGGGTAGATCGATTCAGGGGAGGGGCACTCGTCCCAGCGCAGCCCAGCGGACGAGGACCGGCCGTCCTGCCGCACGTCCTTCACCGGCCATCCCAGCTCCGCCGCCGCAGCGCGCACCGCGTCAGTGGTCGTGAGGAGGTGCTGGGCGAGCGGCTTGAGCTGTGCGTGCGGGGTGCCGATGTCGCGAACGGCGGCCACGAGCGCGACCGGAGTGACGGCCGGGCGGCCGACGGGAGACTGCCCGAGGGCGGGCTCCGGCTGTTCCTCATCGACCTCGCCCGGCTCGACATCCACCGTCGGAGATGCCTCTTCGTTCCGCCCCACGCGGTACGCGGCGACGATCCACAGCACCGTCGTCACGGTCAGGACACCAGTCCAGGCTCCGGACGCGACGCGCTCGTGCACGCGGTCGCCTATGCGGGCCAGGACCACCGGGCCACGGAGCAGCGCCACGTAGGCGAGTGGGAGTTGCACCCACCACGACCACCGCCCGAACCGGCTGCTCACGCCTCGGACGACACGGCCGATCGAGCGGGTGGCCAGACGCTGGCTGCCCACCGAGACGCGGTCGACAGCGGCGCGCAGCCACTCCCTCGTGGTCGGGGCGGTCACAGGATGCTCCCGGTCGCGAGCTGCCCCAGCACGAAATGGCCGAGGTCGTTGGCGCCGCCCACGACGGTCTGCGCGACAAAGGCGGCCGTACCAGTGCTGATGCAGAGCAACACCCCGGTGAACAGGCCCTTCTTCCACTTGCCCTTGGTGGCCTTCGCGATCCCCTTCCGCAGGAACCACAGGGCGATGGCGAGCCCGGTGACGACGACCGCCCCGTATCCGTCGAGGCCGGGCGCGGAGGCGGTCGCCATAGCGGTTGCGTTACGGCCTGTGAGGGTCGACATGACGGTGCCGCCGAGCCCGTTGCCGCCCCAGCGCAGGATGCCGGCGGTGGTGCCGAGGAGCCCGGCCGGGCAGGCGACCATGAGGATGCCGCAGATCAGGCCGAACCAGTACGGGACCATGGCCTTGGGGTCGAGTGCGCGGCCAGCCGCGGGCGCGGGAGCACCCTTGCCCTTGCCTGCCGGTGCGGCGGCCGGGGCTGCTGCGCCCTTGTACCAGCGCCAGTGCTCGGCGCCCAGCAGGGCCAGGCCGAGGGCGAACCCGGCGGTGGTGACGGTGCTGGTGGTGTACTGCTCGGCTCCGGCGGCGAGCGTGATCATGCGTGGACTCCGGTGATCGCGTAGACGAGCGTGGTGACGGGCAGGGCGAGGACTGTTCCGATAACGGCGGCCCACAGCAGGAGCCGAGCGAGCGCGGCGCGGAGTTTCGGCGCCCACAGCTCGTCGGCTGCTCCTGCAGCGGCGACGCGGTACACGTTGT